CCTGATATATCATAAGAGTCACAACCAAATGCTCCCATGTGTTCATTACCAGGATATTTTATACCGTTTTTAAGTACCACTCTATTTTGTAATTGCTGAGGTGGAACCCAGCTAAGTTTAAATCTACCTTTTGGATCTGGATAATAAATCACTTGTGTGTCTTTTACACCATTAACCCATTGAAAATTACCAGTGGTAATGCCTAGTGTTCTAGACATTTCTTCGTTGTAATCTATTTGCTCGTATATTTTTACTAAATTAAATATACTGTTTTTTGTTTCATCTCTAAACGCGTGTTCTTCAGTTCTTGGGAACTGTCTATAAAACTCATTTAAAGCATCTTGATCTCCTTTTAAACCTTCAGCTTCGTTTTGCCAATGATCTATTACGCCTACATCTATTAGTTCACCATCTGGGGCAAACATGTCGACGTTAGGAGTAGTGAATACTGGAACTCCGTACTCGTCAATAAATCCTTCGTAGTTCCATTCCATTGGGATAAACAAAGAATATAAACCAGATTTTGTCTGACCATTTCTATTTCTTTTAGTGACATCTGATGCATTGTATAGTTTTTTAAAATTGTCTCCACCTTTATCTAACGCGTTTGAAGTTGAGCCCATCATACATTTACCTATAATCCTGCTACCTAATCGTAAACATGTTTTTGTAACTCTCCAGTTATTTAAAATATTATCGGGTCTTTCCCACTTACCACTTTCATCATGTACTAGTAACGCTAGTTTTTCACCGTCATAACTATTGTCTCCTGTGTTTTTCCAGTCTATAGTTGTATCTAAACCTTCTAACTCTTCTAACTTTTCATTGTTAGTTATTTTTTTTCTTGTAAACTTACTAGCTGGAACTCTATATGCTAATTCTGTTTTAGGACGATCCATACCGTCTTGTATTGGTTTAAAGAAAAACGGGTAGTTAATACTAATAGGCACAACTTTATCAGTAAACATTTTTTTAGCATCACCACCTGTTTTAGAAAGTATACCATATCTACTATCACTTGAAATTGTAGCTAAATTAACTGTTTCGGCAGATGACATAAAAGAAAAACCACTACGTCTGTTTTTTAAATAACACATACCATAGCATCTTTTGTCTGCCTTGCAAGCTTCCCAGAATATAAAGAACAATCTATTTGCTTCTCTAAAATCAGGCGCACCAACGTCAATTTTACTCCATTGTAAATACATGTAGTGCGTGCCTACTATATAAGTTGGTTTACCGTTGTTCATAAACCAAAAACCTTCTTCTCGACGTTTAAACTCTTCGTCTATATAATCATACCACTGCTCTTTGTTTTCGTCAGGGTAATTTCTCCAATCAAATATATTTTTTAAACGAGTTAACTCCTTAGGTTGTTCAAATTTTACCCATTTGTTTTTTGGGTGCACGTACACGTCCTTTGGTTCAGCCGGCAGCCCAATTCGCAGATTTTGAATCTCCACCACTTGTCCAATTTTTCCAGTTTTAGAGATAACCACGATGTCATGTTCTTTATCATATCCATATTTCCATTTTTTAGATTTGTTAAGCCGACTAATAGTCGTGCGTTTAATAGGTTCTATTATTTTAACTAAACTTTGC